AGTGGACATATAGCATATTTTAAAAGAGCTAAAGATCTTTCTAATTATTTGGTTGTTGGTCTTAACAGCAATGAATGGTTAACCAGAAAGAAAAATCAATATTTTCAATCGTGGGCAGAAAGAGCAGATATTATTAGACATCTTGATATGGTAGATGCTGTCGTCTCTTGGGATGATAGTGATGAATCTGCCTGTGGTGCTATTGCTAAGTGTTTAGATATTTCCAACACAGTTGTTTTTTGCAATGGTGGAGATAGAAAGAAAGGAAACACACCTGAGATTGAAGGTTTTGGAAATGATTCTAGAGTTCAATTTGAATTTGGGATTGGTGGTGAAGATAAAATGAATAGTAGTTCATGGATACTTCATGGTTATTTTGAAAGACAACGTAAATTATTAGGAATATGAAAGAAGAACTTCTAAGTTTAATTAAAGAGAAAGGTTATCGTAAAGGTGAGTTTACTCTTTCTTCTGGTAAAAAATCAGAACATTATGTAAACTGTAAACCAGTTATATTAAGTGCTCGTGGATTAACTCTTGCTTCTATTATGTTACTAGAACATGTAAATACACCAGTGGTAGCAGGACTTACTCTTGGAGCTGATCCTTTAGTATCTGGAGTAGCAGTTGTATCTGGATTAGATAATAGAATTGTTGATGCACTTATAGTTCGTAAAGAATCAAAAGGACATGGTACTGATGAATACATTGAAGGTCCCACATTCCCAGAGGGAACTGAAGTAACTGTCCTTGAAGATGTAGTAACTACAGGAGGTTCATCTATCAAAGCAGTAAAACGTTTGAGAGATGCAGGTTACGTTGTAAAACGTATAGTTTCTATAGTTGACAGACAAGAAAATGCAGAAGCAACTATAGCATTTAAATCAGAAAATTTAGAATATTATAGTATATTTTTACTTGAGGAAATTTATGATTAAATCATTAGGTCTATTGATTCTAAGAATATCAATAGGAACCATGTTAATACACCATGGTTATGAAAAGACAGCAGACATACAAAACTTTGCTGATGCATTTGTAAGACCTATCGGATTACCATTTCCAATAATATCATCATACATAGCAGCATACTCTGAGATCTATGGTAGTTGGTTATTAATTCTTGGATTGTTCACCAGGTTTGGTGCATTAGCAGTCGTAGGAACTATAACAGTTGCAATATATCATGCTATCGCTACAGCAGGTTTTAACATATATCTTTTAGAACTTCTTGTGCTATACTTTGGGGGAGCATTCTGTGTCTTATGTTATGGTGGAGGAGACTTTGCTCTTGATAGACTTCTTAGTAAGTTTAGAATAAAATTTAATAGACCACATTTACCTTTTGAATAATGAATTGTTGGCATTGTAATACCGAATTAATTTGGGGTGGAGACCATGATCTTGACGATTATGAAGAAATGGAGTATGATATAGTTACAAACTTATCATGCCCAACTTGTGAATCTTATGTTGAAGTCTATCATAAGATAGAAAAATAAATTATGACATCTCATTATGGAGTTAATCTTTGGGAACCATTATTAACTCAAGTTAATGTAGTTGATAATTTTTTACCTCCAGAAGAATTCATTCAAGTACATAAATGGTTTACACATGAATTACATTGGTTTTATAATCCATATGTAAATAAGGAAGGAGATCATCCTGATGATTATCAATTCCAACATGTGTTCTTACTTCCAGATCGTGGAGTTGTATCAAACTACATGTCTTACTTACAACCTTTTATGGGAAGAATACCTGCTTCTGAGTGGATAAGAGTTAAAGCAAATCTAAGAACTAAATCTGATGAAGTAAGAGTGGGAGGATTTCATATAGACTATGAAGATTGTACTACTTCTATATTTTATTTTAATGATAATGATGGACAGACATCTTTTGAATCTGGTGGATATGTGAAAAGTGTTGCAAATCGTTTAATTACTTTTCCATCCAACATAAGACATTCAGGTTCAACATGCACTGACGAAAAAGCACGTTTTGTGCTAAACTTAAATTATAAGGCAGCAACTTAATTATGGATTTTTTAAAAGAGATAGTAAAAGAGATAGGAGATGAATATACGCAGCTTGCGTCAGAGATTGATGAAACTGAAAGATTCATTGACACAGGATCCTACATTTTTAATGGACTCATTAGTGGGTCTATTTTTGGCGGGGTTTCTAGCAATCGCATTACTGCTATCGCTGGTGAGTCGAGCACTGGTAAAACTTTTTTCTCTCTTGCTGTTGTCAAGAACTTTTTGGACACTAACCCTGATGGGTATTGTCTCTATTTTGACACTGAGGCAGCAGTCAATAAAGGATTACTGGAGTCTCGTGGAGTTGATACGACACGGTTGGTTGTTGTGAATGTCGTAACAATAGAAGAGTTTAGAAGCAAAGCACTAAGAGCAGTAGATATATACCTTAAGACATCTGAAGAGGATCGCAAACCTTGTATGTTTGTGTTAGACTCTTTAGGTATGCTCTCAACAGAAAAAGAAATAAGAGATGCATTAGATGATAAACAAGTAAGAGATATGACCAAATCTCAACTTGTCAAGGGAGCATTTCGTATGCTAACATTAAAACTTGGTCAAGCAAATATTCCACTTATAGTTACTAATCACACTTACGATGTTATCGGATCTTATGTCCCAACTAAAGAAATGGGAGGGGGCAGTGGCCTCAAGTATGCCGCGTCTACAATCATTTATCTCGGCAAAAAAAAGGAAAAGGATAAGACAGAGGTTGTTGGAAACATTATTAAAGCTAAGACGGCTAAATCAAGACTCAGCAAAGAAAACCAACAAGTCGAAATAAGACTCTATTATGATGATAGAGGTCTAGATAGATACTACGGTCTTCTTGAGTTAGGAGAACTTGGTGGTATGTGGAAGAATGTGGCAGGTAGATATGAAATGAATGGTAAAAAAATATATGGTAAAGAGATATTAAAGAATCCTACAGAATACTTTACTGATGATATAATGAAACAATTAGACACTATTGCTCAGAAACAGTTTTCTTATGGAACGGATTGAGACTACGATTCTTCGGAATCTAATATATGATGAAAAATTTTCCCGTAAAGCAATTGCTTTCATTCAACTTGATTATTTTGAGCAGAGATCTGAAAGAGTTATTTTTGAGGAAATAAGTAAGTTTATTATTAAGTATGGAAATGCTATTACTATTGAAGCATTAGCAATTCAGTTAGAAGATAGAGATGATTTAAATGAGAATGAAATAAAAGAATCTAGAGAAATAGTATCTCTATTCAACGATGATTCAGTAGATAGTGAATGGTTGTTTGATACAACTGAAAAATGGTGTAGAGATCGTGCTATATACTTAGCATTAATGGAATCTATTTCTCTAGCAGATGGAAAAGATGACTCTAAAGGAAGGGATGCTATTCCTGGTATTCTCTCTGACGCTCTGGCTGTTTCTTTCGATAATCATATAGGACACGATTACTTACAAGATTATGAAGAGAGATTTGAATCTTATCATAGAAAGGAAGAAAGAATTGAATTCGACCTGGATCTTTTCAATAAGATTACAAAGGGTGGCATTCCAAATAAAACACTCAATATTGCTCTTGCTGGTACTGGTGTTGGTAAGTCTTTGTTTATGTGTCATGTCGCAAGTAGTGTGTTACTCCAAGGCAAGAACGTATTATACATCACGCTTGAGATGGCTGAGGAGAAAATTGCTGAAAGAATTGATGCTAATCTTTTAAATGTTAATATACAATCTATTACTGATTTACCCAAACCTATGTTTGATAAAAAGGTAAACAAACTTAGAAAAAAAACTCAAGGAAATTTAATAATAAAAGAATATCCAACTGCATCCGCACACTCAGGACATTTTAAAGCATTATTAAATGAACTTGCATTGAAAAAATCTTTTAAACCTGATATTATTTTTATAGACTATCTAAACATATGTGCATCATCACGTTACAAAGCAGGATCTAATGTCAATTCGTACTCTTATATCAAAGCGATTGCCGAAGAACTTCGTGGACTCGCTGTTGAAACAAATGTTCCAATTCTTTCGGCTACTCAGACTACTCGTTCTGGTTACGGTTCTAGCGACGTTGATCTTACCGATACATCTGAATCCTTCGGTCTTCCCGCTACTGCTGATCTCATGTTTGCTCTTATATCGACGGAAGAATTAGAAGGTTTGAATCAAATTATGGTTAAACAATTAAAGAATAGATATAATGATCCTACAATATACAAACGATTTGTTATTGGTATTGATCGTGCAAAGATGAGATTATATGATTGCGAACAGAAGGCACAAGAGGATATCATTGACAATGGACAAGAAGACGAGTATAATAAAGAGGATAAAATTCCTAAAAAATCTTTCGCGGAGTTTAAATTTTAATGGTATTGCCTGATCATTTTTATCCTTACTGGTCTGTATATGATGGTGTGGGAGAAAAGTATTGTGATTGTAGTCATGAAAAATATGCAATAAGAACTCTTGAATTGCATGAAGGGGAGGGTTTTACTTACAGACAAGTAAATCAACCTAAACCACTACCACCAGAGATTATTGATGTCTCTGCTCAAAGAGAAAAAGAGTTATCAGGACAACAAGGATTGCCAGAAGCAAAAAAAAGACTTCCTTTTGAACCTGTATATTGTGTAGAAGAACTACCGCAAAGTAATTTACAAAGTTTGTAACTATGAATGAAAAAAAAGTTGATCTCGATAAGTACGCTATATTCGTGGATGGTGTCACATCCGATTCCAGTAAAGATTATCAATGCTTTATTGAGAGTATTAGTTCCCTTGACGGAAAAGGTGCCAATATTCACAGGCTCCTTACTGCTGCTGTTGGGATTAGTGCTGAAGGTGGTGAGTTTATGGA